AGTTGTTACTTCTACCCAACCGATTTGAGCCATATCAGAACCTGATACTGCATATTTGTCTTTGATAATAATTGGTGAGTTCTCAAAGATGTAGTCGTCAGACTCAAGAGAACCTTCCATTCCTACAGTTCCTTTTTTAAACTCAGAACCATAAATAAAGATAGTAACGTCAGAGTTACCAACACCTGTACCTGCAGTTACAAGACCACCTGCTTCATAGAAAGCGATAGTAGCTTGAATAGGAGAAACAGTTAGGTCTACGTCAGTAACGATACCTTTGTTTTCTCCTGAACCGTCATTCTGAATTACAACTACAGTCTGTCCTTCTCTAAGTGCGATACCGCCTTGTGCTGAGAATGGAACCTGTCCTGTAGATACAACTCCTGCCGGAGCAGCCGGGTCATTGATTTGGAAAGTTACTGCATCGTCACCTTGTGCACCTGCTGAACCAACCTGAGACTAATCGTTCTGTTTCCATATCTTTCAAATTCTTTTTCGTAAGTATCAGGAAGATACTGATTCAAGAAGTCGAAATTTTGGATGTAGTTTGTTGCCAACGGCACTTGTTGTGCTGATGGCTGAAGGTCAAAACCATTCCCTGTAAAATTACCTGCCATAATTTCTAATTTTTAAGTTTTACTTTTTTCTACTTTTAATCGTTAAGCCTCTACTGCTTGGTTGCGATATAGACCTAATTTGCAATCCATCCTTCCTACTTGCAACCTGCGGTGTTTTACGTTCCGACATATCAACATTTTTCATCTTACGTGTTACATCTTCAGTTGCATCCGCTTTGCCTTGCTCATAAAAAAACGAGGCAAACTTGTCAGGATTCATTGCGATGGCTAATGCCCTGTGATATCCACTAAAATCACTAATAGAACCGGTACTCTCGTCAACATATTTATTCATTAGATTGTTGACATCAAGATTGTTCTTCTTAATGCTTTCAGTATCACCCGGATTAAAAGTCAAAGTAGTATCACCTATCTTGAAATCAAAACCTTTGAAATCCGTGAATACTTCGTTGGTCTTTTTTAAAAACCAATCCCTTTTCCTTTTTAGCTCCTCTTGGTTACTTTTAGCCGAAGCTAAGTATTGCCTATACTCATCAAGTTCTTCTTGTTGCTGAGGAGAAATAGCAGTACCGCTTGACTCAACCGGTTGCTTATACATTTCTTTCTGCTCCGTAAAAAACTTCTTTGCTTTAGCAATAGCTTTTTTCTTTGCCAACTTTATTTTCTTAATATCTTTCTCTTCGTCAAGCTCTTCGTCATATCTGTAGTCATCCATAAGGACATCTACATCTTCTGCGTCTGTAGCTTCACCTGAAGATATAAGATACTCAGATAGTAGTTGGTCATCCTCCATAGTAGAAAAATCTCGATTAAGTTTTACATAATCATCCATTCCCCTACCGGTAGTTTTTTTATACTCGAAATACGCTTTCACATCTTCAGGTAAATCCTCGTTACTATCTTTAGTATCAAAGATTTGGTCTACCGATGTGAAATCTTTCTCATATCTATTTTTAATAAATGAAAGAACGTCTTCCTCTTTTAACTCTGAGGATTGAGTTTCTTCTTCTTTAACTTCAGTTTCTGCAGGAGCTTCCGCTTGTGCAGTCTCTTCAGTTTGGTTATTCTTTTCTTCTGCTTTATCAAGCAGTTCTTGTTCAATTTGTTGTGAGGATTTCTCTTCGACACCCTCAACGGCTCTTACTTTAATTTCCATTTGATTTAATTTTGTACAAAGTTAATAATAAATTTTCGTTCATTTTATTCAGTTATCTTGGGGAAAACTCGGCTAAATCAAAGCCATCTAAACTGTCCTCATTTGACTCAAATACTTGAGGTGGTAAATTGTTTTTACGCTGATTAATCAATTTGGACTGTTGAGTATTTTGCTTATCTATTCTTTTAGATTTAGCTTCTTCTCTCTGAGTTTCTCTACTTTGTAGTGCTCTCTCAGAAATATCCCTAAGTTGCTGATTATAGTTAAACTCTTCAGCCATAAGCTGAGACTTGAGTTTAGCTTCATTATTCATCTTTTCGATTTCAAATGCTATCTCTGCTTGTTTCAACTGCATCTTACCTTGCATCTCTTGTTGGTGTTTTTGCATTGCAAGTTGTGCTGCCATTTGTTGAGACTTCAGTTGTTGTTGTGCAGTCATTGCCTGTTGCTGCATTTTCATTTCTTCTTCTCTGTCTTGCTTTTGCTTACGTTTCATTTTAAGCAATTGATTTGCAAGTTTTAAATTTTTAAGTTCTCTAATATCAATAGCGTCTTCAAGATTAATATCTTGTTTAGATAAAGCCATTTGAATATTCTGTTCGAGTTTAGCTTTTTCTTCTTCATCCGGTGCTACTTCAATAAAAATACCAAAGTCGTAAATGTATAAGTCAGATATTTCATTAAGAATACTTACGTTATACTTTCCAATCTTATTAGCAAAATCATCTTTGAAGTCTGCATATTCTAATATGTCTGCGATTCTATAGGTAAGAGCTTCAGAAATAGTTCTAAACAAATACAAACTACCATCAAGGATGTGACGTGTAGCTACATTAGAGTTTAGAGCAGCAAGTTTTTGTAGACCAACTAATGAATCAGGGTCAGGTAAAGAAGCATCTCTTGCTTCATTTAATCCTGTTACCTGTCTAATCATATTCAAATAATGATTGTAGTTCTGAATCAACATCTGTGTTTTAGATGCACCTGATGATGACTGTAGTTCTTTGATTGGTACTTTACCCTGATTGTAATCTCCTTCTTGAGTATAAGACCTACCAATAACAGAACCTGTTTGGAAATATAACCTCAATGCATCTTCAGGATTGTAAGCATTACCTGTTCCTAAGTCTACTTCATTTAATCCATCAGCATCAATATATACACCATCAGGAACTACTCTTGAAATAACTTGTTGTAGTTTCAAGTGAGTCATTTGAATCAAGTCTGCAAAAGGAATCATTCTTCTTACAAGTGATTCTAATACTCCTTTGTACATTCTTGGTGCACAAGCTACATAATTAGGAAGTGCGTGTTGACTTGTTGATTTTGGTCTTACCATATTCTTTGCAAGTTCCCACTTCAATAGAATATTAGTACCCATAACCATTACTCCATCATACCATACGTCAATAGTCTTTTCAAACTTTTCAAAGTTACCTTCCTCCATAATTTCTACAGGTGGATTAAATTGGTCATCTTTTTCGATTACCTTATTACCACCCGTAGCCGTTACTTTTTTCTTATAGACCATCTTCTTAGTGGTCTTATAATTAAAATACATTAACGTACACGTGTCTCTATAGAACACATCATTCTGATAAAACTGTGCTACATTGTAATAGTCATACCAAGATTGGCTATATTTAGATATCTCTTCTAAGTCAGAATTTGTAAGTGAAGGGTCTATCTTTTTGAGTTCGATGATTGGTACTGTCTTTACTTCTCCCCAATAAAAACAATCCTTGAAATATGGGTCTTCAGTATAGCTATAAACCACATTAGCAGGGTCCACATAGGACACCTCAACACCTGAGCCTTTTAAGAACTCGTGTTTAGCAACAGAGATTCCTAATGTAGTCAAGTCATAATCACATCTCTTTCTTAAATCTAAATAGTGGTTTTCATCAAGTATAGTATTGATTGCTTCTTCTTCAGCAATCTCGATTGCAGGTTTGTAGTTAATCTGCATATATAGTGAAAGCTCTTCGTCATTTGCAGGGAGTTCATCTGACGGCATAACAAATGGGTCATATCCACTTTTTTGTTGAACTATTTCTAAGATATCTTTAGAAACCATTTGTCCTTCTATCATATCTTGATACTTAGAACGCTTGGCTTGAGACATTGCATCTTGTGCGTAGGCTTTGACTTTGAACATTCTGTCCGCCATTCCGTTTACTACAATATCTACAAACTTAGGAATGATAGGCACGGGTGTCCAATCTAAATTCAGATACGACAAATCACCGTCAATTGCTAATTCATCTTTATATTTTCTGATTGATTGTTCTCCTCTTGCGTACAATCTCAACCTGTGAAATTCTCGCCATTGGTCATAAAATCTACAACCGTTTCCATCTTTACGAAACCATTCATATTGAATGGCTTGACCTATCATCAATCCATATTCATCCGTAGCCTTTTCAGCATCGGAAACGAACTGACTTGGAAACCCTGCAGATGAAATATTTATTTTTACGTCTTTCATCTAATTATCTGACTTAATTTGCCGTCATTACTATACCTTGCAAAGTTAATCATAATTCTTGACTCTTTTCTTTCAGGCTGATATAGATGCTTTTGACAAGCCATTACTGCTAATCCTGAGCTAATAGATGCATCAAACTTAGTTCTGTTAGAAATATCGAACCTTGCCCAATCTTCTAAAGTTCTGTTGAAAGGCATATTGTTCATATCTCCTTCTTCAGTCATTAATCCTACGTGTTTTTCAATATAGGATTCTATAGCTGCTGCGTGAGCTTGTTTTACATCTTCACTTGAGTTTGGTATTCCTCCTAATTCTCTTTCTGTTTTTGAGAGTTTGGTGAATACTTTATCAGGTCTATTCATACAAAAACCTCTATATCCTCTATTCTTAAAATGGTATAATAATCTTGGTTTGTTATTCTCTATTAGTATTGGCATACCATAAAACACACAAGCCATAAGAACATCTTCAAAGAATATCTCTGCAGTTTGTGGTCTTGCAATATATTCTAAGAAGAACTCATTACTTGGAGCTTCTTCCATACTAAACTTTGTTAATCCGTGTAAAGACCCGTTGGACCCTTTACCGCCTACAGTACCGCTAATATCGTAGGAGTCACATCCGAATGCACCAATGTGTTCATTGCCCGGATATTTGATTCCTCCTTTTGTTCGCATATTGTTTTGAATGTTTGAATTTGGAACCCAAGTAATTAAAAACCTTCCTCGTTTGTCAGGACTAAAAACTACTTTGGTATCCTTTACTCCATCCTTCCAACTAAATGAACCACGTGTTACATATTGTTCTGTAATCATTGAATCATTATAATCTATTTGTTGGTATATCTTAGTTAGATTAAATAATGATTGTCTGCTTTCATCTCTAAAAGCGTGAGATTCAGTTCTTGGAAACTGTCTATAATATTCATTCAATGCATCAGGGTCGTGTTTTAACGAGTCAACTTCGTTTTCCCAATACTCAAGAGCTCCTTGATATATCATTTCATTGTCAATCCCTAACACCTCTGTTGGTGGAGTTTTTAAAACAGGCATTCCGTATCTATCAATGAAGCCTTCCATATTATGCTCCATAGGAATAAACAATGAATACAAACCGCTTTTAGTTTGACCATTGGCATTTCTATTAGTTACATCAGAGTCATAAAACATTTTCTTAAAATTATCTCCTCCTTTTGATAATGCATTTGATGTTGAACCCATCATACATTTTCCGATAATCTTACTACCCAAACGCAAACACGTTTTTGTAACTCGCCAATTGTTTAGAATATTATTTGGCTTCAACCACTTACCGCTTTCATCGTGTACTAAAAGCAAAAGTTTTTCCCCATCATAACTATTGTCATCAGTATTCTTCCAATCAATAGTTGTATCTAACCCTTCGATTTCCTCTTCATCTATATCATACATATTCTTTTTTGTAATCTTAGATGCAGGTACTCGATAAGCTAATTCTGTTTTTGGTTTATCCATTCCATCCATAATCGGTTTGAAAAAGAATGGAAGTCTACTGTTAATAGGAACGACTTTATCTGTAAACATTTTCTTTGCATCAGAACCTGTCTTTGATAAAATGCCTACCCTTGCGTCTTTAGCAAGTGTTCCTGTATTGACACATTCAGATGAGGACATAAATGAAAAACCGGAACGTCTTATCTTTAGATAAATCATTCCGAAACTTCTTTTATCTGCTTTACACGCTTCCCAAAAAATAAACAAGATTCTATTAGCTTCTCTATAATCAGGATATCCTACATCAATACTTGTCCATTGCAGGTACATATAGTGAGCTCCTGTTATATATGTTGGCTTTCCATTATTCATAAACCAACACCCTTCCTCTCTATAATCAAACTCTTGTTCAATATAATCTACCCATCTGCTTTTAAAATCAGTAGGCATTTCATTCCACTGAAAGATAGATTGAATCTTAGACAGTGGTTTTGGAAGTTCAGTTCTTTCCCAATACTGTTGCTTTTTGTCTGAGTGTCTTTGAAGACACTCTTTTGGTGTCTTCGGAAGTGCAATCTTTAATCCTGATACTTCAATAATATCACCTATCTGTCCGGTTTTAGAAATAACAACTATATCGTATTTATCGTTATAACCATAAAGCCAAGACTTATTACGGTTTTTATTTGATACTACGTTAGTTGGTACAACATCTTGTACCACTTTATATAGTTCTCTATTTAGACCTTCTTTCTGCAAATCCTTGTTTTGTATCTATTTTAGTATTAGTCGTTCCTTCTTCAAGAGACTCTCTTTCTTCTTCAACTCTTTTTAATATTTCAAAAGCATCAAAGATGGCAAGTTTCTTGGTAGCTGCTGCGTTCTTTAATCTATCTGCAGCTAAATCATCTTCAGGGTCAGGCTTAATAATTTTTTCTTTAGCAACTTTTATTAGTTGCTCTACCGCCTGATGACCTGCTTCAATAATTTTTAATTTGATTTCTTTTGTACTCATACTACTAAAGTTATTGAATGGTCATACATTCTATATAGTATTTCATCGTCTACTCTAAACTCATATTCTTGTAAAGGTTTGTAACACACAGTGTCACCTTTTTTAACACCTTTACTTTTTAAATAATCGTTTACAATAACCATCTCACCCATCAAAGGTTCTTTGGTAAAAGGCTTGAATATATAGCTATCTGTTGGTGGTATCGATTTGACAAAACAATACCTATCATACCCGTGCCATTCGTCATTCTTTTTGTAAGCAAAGAATTGGTCCGGGTCTAAAAAGAAAAATAAAGTGTCTCCCTTTTCTATAGGTCCACAATAATTTAAGGGTGTCTCGATAACGGTGGCTTGACGATTGGATGTAGATACATCCTCTTCAGAGGTGCTTGTTATAAAATCAAGACCTCCTATGTTTTTTATATTGTCGTATCTCCTATTGTTTTTAGGTTCTACAATAAACTGATATAATGATTTCATTAAAAATTTATATTGTATTCGATTGAGACAGGCATAGCAGAAGTAAACTCCTTCCACAACATAACTTCCATCTCATCGCTTTCAATCCATATTTTTATAGAATCAGTTTCTTCGTAATATTTTATAAGGTGAATCTTGTAGTGTCCGTTTAAGACATCTTGACCGACAATGTAGTGCATTGCTCCCGACTTATAATCAGGACCAATGGAGATTTTTCTAATATCCATTTCATTAAATTTTATTTTTTCAAAGCGTCAAGCTCTGCTTTCAACTCTTGAATAGCTTTTACCAATACAGGAATCAACGCTGCATTACCCATTTGCCAAGCATCAGGGTTATCTCTGTTTACCAATGAAGGTAGGATATCTTCTGCACTGTGTGCTTGAAGAGCGTTGTCTGTAAACTGTGCAATGAAACCTGAATCTTTTTTACCCTTCATAGTTCCATCTCGTCTTTCCCAATCCCAACTAACAGGTTTTAAATCAGCTATGAAATCTAATCCTAAACGTAAGTCTTCCACGTTGTTCTTGTCTCTTAAATCAGAAAGACCTGAGATAATTTGTGTATTACATCTAAGTGTAGTTACATTATTATCACCTAATACTATTTCGTTAGATGCCTGTGGTTGAGAGTTGTGACCTAATGCAGTTGTATTATCGAACCCTACTTGTACAGAACCTGCAGATTTACCGATTGCAGTATTATTAGTTCCTGTGCCTAAATTAAATAGTGCATCGTTTCCAATCGCTACGTTGAAGTCTCCACCTTGTTGTTGATTCAATGCATTTGTTCCTACTGCAACATTAAAGAACCCAAGCAATGGTTGACCACCGTGAGCATTGTTACCAATGGAGATATTATTTTCTCCATTTAGTTGGGAAGCGGCATTTGAACCAATAGCGATAGAGTTAGAATAGTTCCCACCTCCTACACCTGCTTGAGATGCAGCTAAGTATCCAATAGCAATCGGATAGTCAATAGTCTGTCCTAAACCTTGTGTAGCACTACCAAAAGCACCAAACCCTAAAGCGGTAGCATTGTTTACATCAGTAGCACCGGGTCCTGCAAAAGTTCCTGCACCTACTAAAGTATGTCCACCACCATCTAAATTTATACCGGAAGAGTTTCCAATATAAACATCTTGTAAAAGGTCATTTACTGCGGCACCTTCTGCAACACTTGCACCAATAAGAACACTATTTGATGCAGTTGCATAAGCAGGTCTTGTGCTTTGTGATTGAGGTGTTAAAATTACACTTGATTGTACCTCTTCAGCCTCATAAGCAGCTTGGCTACCTGCAATAATATTTCGTTCACCACCCATCTGTCTACCTGCAGTTGAGCCGATAATAACATTGTCAAATAAGTTAAGAACACCTCCTGCTGAACCTGCCTGTGAAGCAGCACTATATCCTAAGATTACGTTGTCTTCTAATTCTTCAGATGTGTGAGCAAATGCTATCCTACTTCCAACAAAAGTGTTACGTGCAGTCGCACAGTTTGGACCATAATTATTTTGGTCTCCTAAAACCCAAAAGCCTACAAACACATCATCATCTGCTGACTGAATTGATTTTAGCGACCTACCTCCAATAGCTACGGTGGCTGACATTTCATTACCGCCTACTGCAGTTTGAGTAGTAAGCATATCGTCACCTATAAGGGTACTGTAAAGAATGTAATCATTATTATTGCTTACAAAGTCTGTAGCTATTCGTGTACCAATCAGTTGTGAATCCCTTATACCACTGCCTGAACCCGTCATATCTCCGGGAGCTACATCAATACCAATTGCAAGAACATTCGGGAATTGTCCCGGTCTCAAAGCTAATGGTGTTGTGCCTTTTCCTAATACTAAAGATGTATCGGTTTCTGCATCCGTTGCATCCATTGATATGCTACCTTTAATCTGTGTAGTGTCGGTAGCTGCTGCACCCAATCCACCTACGTGGTATGTTAGCGTGTTTGTATCTACACCCACATTATTAGCATCTCCATAAAGGGGGGTGGTACTAAACTAATAATATCACCTATGGTATAGTTCTTAGTTATGTTATTATCATTAACATCCGTACCTATAACTTTATCATTAAGTTGAGGTGTGGAGTCTATTGCATAGGTAGATATTTTTCCCATCAGTTTTTATTTTTGTTGGACTTCTCCTGTCTGTAAATTAATGACAGAATCTTTTCCATATTTCTCAATCAGTTTCTTTTCGTTCTGAGCAAATTGTAATTTAATTTGGTTTATCTCAGAAATAATAAAACTCTTTTGAACTTCAATCTCTCCAATCTGCATTTTCTTTTTTGAAAACTCAGTGTTGAGGTCTTGTAATTCCTTTAGTTCTTCTTTACTTAGTTTCATTTTATTTAGATTTTTAATTTAGACAAAGTTACGAATTATTTTTTTTTAATCTTTTCAAACGACCTGCCACCAAAATATGCTGAAATCACTGTTATCAAAACAATCTGAAGTAGGTCAACCCAATTTTCTTG